ATACCGATGTGCATCTCTTCTGGGTCTTGGACTTCGATCTCAATATCAGGCTGTGGGCTGACATCTAAAGGAGGCACATCTGTATACAAAGCTTTGTCAAAATTGGTTGCCATAATGGTTCCTAGTAATACGCTCTCTTGCGTCTAAAGTAAGTAGGCTCGTCCTCTTCGTCAGAGTCAAGCCTGAGAAATCCGCCCTTCCTGAATCTTATCAGAGCCTGACTGGTGCTGTCCACGTAATCATCGTGCTCGGCATTGGGAAACCTAGCAACCTCTTCAATCACTTCATCAGCCCATGACATCTCAGGAGCCCATACTTTACCCGACTTGAACAAATCAGTCACCGAGTTTAACCTAACAAACTTGTCATTTCCCCTAACCGGCGTATATTCATAGATCGGTATTCCCATCCTCTGAAGCTCATATATTAGAGGAGCACCAGCTGCCTTAGCCTCCACAATACAAGTGTCCGGCTCCCAATCCTTATACGCCTGATGTGCAGCACGCTTCAGTTCAGGAAACTCATACTTATCCCTGAACGCATCCAACAAGATGATATTAATATCCTTCGGATCCTCATTCAGGTGGAATATCCCCCATGTCGTACATGCAGAATAGTCAGCCCGATCACTCTTAGTAAACGCCGTATCCCAGCTCTGGAGAATAAATTCACAAGGAGGCGCAGCGTTCCCAGTCCACCTCTTCCACCATTCCCTCTTTACGATTGCACCTTCTTCACCGGTCGGAGTCTGCTGGTATTGGGCGTTCCACTTATATATACCAATCTCTTCCTTGACCGCCAAGAGTTCTTTTAGGGGCCAGAATTCAGGCCATAGAGGATTTCCGCTTGGCATAATAGCAGGCAGTTCAATCACCTCCCACTCTTCGCCACTCGAACTTTTCAGTATCTTTCCGGTCAAATCCCTATCAGACCAGCGGGTCATCACTAGACAAATCGCACCACCTGGCTGTAAACGTTGCCGGGGACCAGACGTATACCACTCATATACGTTATCAAATACTTCTGGATCGTTACTGGCCAGCTTAGCTTCCTGTTCAGAATGTGGGTCATCGATGATCAATAGATCCGCACCCTTACCCGTTACCGTACCACCAACACCGATCGCAAAGTAATCTCCACCCCTATTCGTCGCCCATCTACCCGCAGCCTTACTATCTGACTGTAATCCTATCCCAGGAAAGACACTTTGATACTGAGGCGAGTCCACTAGGTTCCTGACCTTACGTCCAAAGCCAACAGCTAAGTCCGCTGTATTAGAACACTGGATTACTTTCTTCTGCGGGAACTTTCCCAAGAACCAAGACGGAAATAAATTACTGGCAAACTCAGATTTGGTATGACGAGGACCCAGGTTAATGATCAACCTCTTCAATTCCCCAGCAGCTATTCTTTCAAAGCATTTAGCCATGACAGCGTGGTGTCTACCGTGGATAAAGCCAGGCCACATCATCTTTACATAATGTAAAAAGTTCTCCTGAGCCTTCTCCCGCTCAATCGCTTCCCGGTATTCCGTTACCTGACTTAAAAGCGCTTCAGCGTCTTCCTTATCAAGTTTCCCTAATAGGTCATCTAGCTTCATTCCAGATTCCTAAAGTTAATATACACCGGCCTAACACTTCTCTCCATACCCTTCACTTGCTTTAACACACCAAGCCTTATCAACCTCTTAATGGTCTGATGCACATTCCCCAAACTCCCCTTCTTCCTATAAGCAGCAATCTCCCTATAGCTAGGTGCAAAGCCATACATCTTCCAATACTCATCTATATACAAAAACACTTCCTTCTGTACAGGCGTCATCTCCAATCCCTTCGCTTCCTCTTCCGTATAGTCACGCTTCTTCGCAACCATCTCCAGGTTAACTAAAATTTTTTTTGTATATTTTTTTTGCACTTTAGCCATAAAGACCTACCGGGGGGTGTCCCCTTCCCCGAGGGGTGGTATCTGCAGTCCGACTGCAGATGCGTCATGCGGTTGATCAGAATCTGATAATTGATTGGATTGTTCGTGTGGAATAGTATGCAATTCTGCGTAGGGTGCGTCAGAATCAAAAGTGGGGGCTGGGGATACGGTGGGCTCGTCCTCAGAATTTTCGGATCCCATAGTAAGCTCAGCCAATAAGGAAGTGGCATCCTTCTCAATAACGTCCTCTATATCATTGGACATCAATCCCTTTATCTCTTGCAATATCTTGGCCTTGATATCCTCACTTGAATGAATTACTTTTGTCTCGGATCGATGCGTGAATAAACTAACCTCAGTCATTTGGCCAATAATCTTGGAGGCTTGAATCTTGGCCTGTGGCTTGGCATCAGGATCCGTCAACACGTTTACCAATGACGTAATGGCCAAGGATCGTAAGGATTCAGCATTTTGATATTTCATTGCCTCATTTGCCGACTTAATAGCATCGATGGTTGCTTGAACCTTGGTAAGCGATGCGACTGCATGAGCGTTTCGGTTTACTGTGGTTGTCTTGGCATTTGGCTTGTATGCTTTCCGGTATGCATCTGATTTGGTTTCACCTAGTGCGACTGCCTCAGCGAACTTGGCTTGTTTTGCGGTTAATGAGGATTTCGGTACTCTTAGGATACTTTGGATCGTTTGATCCTTGAGCGCCTCTCTCATGGCTTTGCGTGTTGGTTTTGTCATTGTTTCCATATATTCGATAAAAGCAGAACATTAGATAAATTCTATTAAAACACAAATACCTATTGATTGTCTATATCCCTTATGTATCTATCCCTATGGGAAGAATAAGCCATCGAACTGATTTCGGGATTTTATCTGCTCACGACTGCAGATAACTTTTAACTATCGGATCCGGTTTTCTCATTAAAAAATACAATTTGCAAAAGGGTATTGACAACACTATATTAATGGTTCGGTTCAGCAATATCTTATAAATTAACTTAAAGGGTAAACACATGAAAGCTTATAAACACTTAGTTAAATTCGCATTGAAAAACAACTGCACTGTTTCAGTATTTGATGGCGAGTGTTGGGATGTTAAGCGCTCAACTTCCTATAAAGAAATTATTGATTCAATCAACAGTGTCGAACTTGCCGAACTGCGCATTAGACAAGGGGATGAGATTGTAGGTTGGGCTAGTGTAATGGATGCCTTGAACTTCGAGCCCGATGAAACAGTTATCGATTACACCATTACCCCATTTATGAATGCTTGGGATGAATCATATAAAAGCGCAACAGTTTAAAAACCTAGCCCTTCGGGGCTTTTAACTCAAAGGAAATAAAAATGAATGAACAACAATTTATCAATGAAGTGCGTCAATACGCCATGGACCATTACACCAAGGGCGGATGGGATTATGTGGTTGAGGCTTGGAGCGATGGGGATATCCTCGAATATTACTCTGAAGCAAACGGAAACACTAAAAAAGCATTTAAAGCTATTTCAAAAGTAGTTAAAGAAAGATTTGACTATGCACAAGAGATCAGTAACGCTTAACTCAAAGGAAATAAAAATGTACTCAGCTCAAATTAACTCACACGGTAACGTCATCGTTTGCAAAGGAACTGATATCCGCAACAGTTATCGGATCATTTATACCGGCTCTTATGATGAATGCCTAAGAGTAAAGGCTCTTGGCTTGGCTTACGCTATCGCAGAAAGGATTTGAAAAATGAAAACAATTTTCCAATGGATTTTCTTAGTGGCAGTTTTGATTTATATCGCTTGGCTTTTATCTTTTGCAATTTACTGAAAGGGGAAAACATGAAAACAATAACGCTCAATTACTATCAAGATCCGGCACATGGTTGGGTGAAGGCCAAATTGTCATTGCTCCAAAAGCTTGGCATATTGGACCAAATTAGCACCTACTCTTACATGAGAAAAGATAACGTTTATCTTGAAGAGGATTGTGACCTTGGCCGGCTTTACGATGCCCTCACAAGCCAAGGGATAACTCTAAAGCTTAAAAGCTTTGTCGCTCGTGAGAAAAGATCCAAGATCCGCTCATACGATTATTTCAGCATTAAAAGGATTTAAAAATGACATACTGGACTGAATCGCTCGGCCGAATTGAATTAGATATCAAAATGAAAGATGCACACATTGGCTCACATCAAGGCCAATGTGATGCCGATATCGCTCATTTATTAACTGTTCCATACATCAAAAAACAATTGGCAAAACTGAACCCCGAACTGGTGGCCAAGTGTTTAAAAGAATTTGGGGCTTGGAACTCCGAAGAATTGGCCAATCACGAGGATAACCTAAGCCGGCTTTTGTGGGTGGCCTGTTGTGACCTAGTGGAAGGAAATTAAAAAATGAAAACAATTATGCTCAAAAAAGATGCATCAATGATTACTGGTGGATTGACTCAAACCTCTAAGATGCCCTGCAAATCCTACAGTTTACCGACTGAGGCTTGTATTACCGGTTTCAAAATGTCCAAGGTGGCCGGCTCAATTTGTGCCTCTTGTTATGCGGACAAGGGCTTTTATTCGATGTATCAAAACACGATAAAACCGGCTCAATTCGCTCGTTTGGACTCATTAAATGATACGGCTTGGGTTGACGCTATGGTGGCTCTAATCGGCTCGGATCCCTATTTTAGGTGGCACGATTCAGGGGACCTACAAGGGCTCTATCACTTCGAGAAAATTGTAGAGGTTGCCAATTTAACCCCTAGAACTAAGCACTGGCTCCCGACTCGTGAATACTCAATTATCAAAGCTTTTATTGCCAAAAATGGAACTATCCCGAAGAACCTAATTGTTCGGCTCTCGGCCATGTATCCCGACAAGCCGGCCGTTATCCCTGCATCGCTCCAAGGGATCAAAGGGATCACAACTTCTAATGTCCATACAAGTAAACCAATAGGGAAAGCTTGTAAAGCGCCAAGCCAAGCCGGTGAATGCCGAGAGTGTAGAGAGTGTTGGACCTCCAAGCCTATCAGTTATTTAATGCATTAAAGGGGAAATAATGAACTATACCGAATTCGAATATATCCAAGCCGGTTTCATGTATGAGAAAGCCAAAACAGTAGAAAGCGCTCGGGCTCGGCTCGAATTGATCCGGCATATGGTGGAATCGGAAACAATCGAGGACCGCTCCGAGGCCCGTTACTTGGTGGAAAGGGGACGCCAAGAGGCCAAATAAATGACCGCTCCAAGCCCTTATTCGAGGGTTTTGGGCGTCTCATTTTGAGCGCAATTTAACCAAGTAAATCAAAGGAAGAAAAAAGCATGCAAGTAAATCAAAGCATACAAAAGAAAATTCAATTAGTTGAATTAGTACTTTCGGATTATCTTTTTGACTTCGAAAATGAATTAGATCCGCTAATCGATGCGCACGTCGCAATAGTATCCGTTATGCGGGATTTAGAGATCCCATTTTTAGAGATCCAATTTAACCAAGTAAATCAAGGGGAGAAAAGCCATGTTTGATATCGTGAACAATCCAATTCCAAAATCCGAGATGTGGGCCACATTGTCGCTGAAGGACATTCAAGACTTTATCGACCAATTACCGGCCGAAGAAAGGGCAAACGCTTATCACGTCATGATGTGGACGCTAAACGCTTGCCACAAATTGGTGGATACGGAAATCCTATCAAAAGAAATATTTGCAAGTTAAACCAAGTAAATCAAGGGAAAGAAAATGTTAACCAAAAAAGAAATTGAAGAAGCCGGTTATAAAGTACTGCCAAAAGGTGGATGGATCGCAATAGATCCAAGCATTATTCCGCACGACTGGGAAACCATATGCCAAAACTTTGGCGCTGATCCTGATTCTAAAGAATTGATTCTGTGCATTAGTGGTGTGAAAGAAATCCATGAAGGGGAAAAAGAATGAAAGAACTTACACAAAACGAATTGCAACACATAGCAGGATTGTTGATCAAAGCCTACAAAAAAGAAATCATACAAGAGGGAGACTGGTGGTTCGGAGTAGATGAATACGACTTCAATATCCATGACTTTGGTAATGAAGGATCAGGTTACTTCAGCATCAATGTATACGAACACAATGGGCTTGGTATGGATAACTATAACCATTGGATTGACTTAGACCCTGTTTATTTAGGAACAAAACAATGAAATTTTCACCAATCGACCAAGCTTTTTTTGATTGTTACACCAAAAATATCGCTCAATGCGATGACAAATACGTACAACAATTCATCGAAATGATTAACCAAGACAATGCAAATTGGGATGAATTCCCAAGTGAATACTATTCCCATTTAATGGATACAAATGTGGCATTTTTGATGGGTGTTGAATATGGAGGGAAAAACAAATGAA